CAAATCTGACCATACTGCATTAAAAAAGCAGATTGATGATTTAAAACAGCAATTAGATGAAGCACAGTCTAGGATTAAAAGATTATTAATCAGATGTGAGCAGTTTGCAGAAGATAACAACACAGAAAATAACAACAAAGAATCTTAATAAATATGGCTACAACATACTTAACACTAAGCAACAATGTTTTACAAGAATTAAATGAAGTTGCATTAACAAGTTCAAATTTTAGTAATAGCAGAGGTATACAAACTTCTGTTAAAAACTTTGTTAATAAATCTATTCATGATATTTATAATGAAGCAGGAGAAATACCAGCTCTTCATACTAGTACAACAAAAAGTACAGTATCAGGTACTCAAGAATACTCTTTAGAATCAGATATGCGTAAAGTTGACTGGGATTCTTTTTTCTTAAAACCAATTGAGTTAATTACAAATGGTGAGTTTACATCTAATATAACTAGCTGGACTACAATAGCTGGTGCAGGCAGTGGGGCGTATACAGCAACTGGTAATGGTAGACTAAGATTAAATGATTTTGCAGCACATCAATCTATTACAACTACAGTAAATAAAATTTATAAATTACAATTAAAATTCTATGATACAGAAAGTGTTGGTCAAGCTTTAAAAATTCAAGTTGGTACAGCTGCAGAAGGAACTCAAAATTTAAATACTACAGCAACAGTAAGTGATTATGGTGCAGGTAAAATATTTGAAACAACATTTACAGCTACAGCACAAACAACTTTTATAACTTTAAATAATACTGTAACTTCAACTAATTTAGATATTGATTATGTTAGAATTTCTAGAGACAATGTAGCACCTAGAAAATTACATTACATAACATATGATGATTGGCTACAAAGATTTAAAACAACTGATGTAGATAATGGAGATGGGTCATATTCATTACCTGTATATGTTTATAGAGAACCTAGCTATTCTAGCTATGGGTTAAGCCCTATACCAGATGCAGATGATTATTCAATTGAATATGATTATTATCAGACACACACAGAATTATCAGCACATGGAGATACTATGTCTTTACCAGATAGATTTAGACCTTTAATTGTTGATAGATCAAAATATTATACATATATGTTAAGATCAGATCCTCAACATGCTACATTAGCAGATAGAGACTTTCAAAGAAAATTAAAATTACTAAGAGTTGACTACGCATCTAGACAAGAATATATGAAAGATTCAAGAATAGGTGTAGGATCTTCTAGTACAATGGCAAACTAATAGGAATATTATGGCACTAACAGATAATGCAGGTAAAAAATATACAAACGAACATCCAAAGTTTTCAATAGAAGCAAATAAAGCAGAAGCTGAAAATGTAAAAGAAGCAACATATAGACCAGGAATTAATTATAGAGATCTTGAAAAACTTCCAGGTTCTTCAATTAAAGATAAATTAGAAAAAAAACTAGGTATTAAAGTAATGCCTAATATTACTATAGAAGATGCTATTAAATTATTAAATAAAAAAAATAAATAATGCCAAACACTTCTGATATTCAACCATTTAATGCTACATGTGGTGGAGGCTTAGTCTTAAACAAAGATGTTTATGATATGCAACCAGGTGAAGCATTGCAGTTAATAAATTTTGAGCCATCAACAGAAGGTGGATATAGAAGATTAAATGGTACAACAAAATACAATTCTACAATTGTTCCACAAGTATCATCTGCTGCAGAAAGAGTACAAATGTCAGCAGTATTTAATGATAAAATAATTGTAGGTAGAGGTGGTACAGTTTCTTATGGTGGTACAAGTGGATCGTGGACATCACTTGCAACTAGTTTAGGGACAACTCACACATACGATTTTGATAAATTTAATTTTAATGGAACAAGTAAAATTATAGTTGCAACAGGTGAGGCTGCAGCATTTACAGTAAATACAAGTTTTGCAGTAGATGTTATAAATGCAACAGGTGGAGGCAGTGCCCCTACTAATCCTAAATTTGTTAAATCATTTGCTAACCATGTATTTTATGGTGGAATGTCTAATGCAACACATAGTATAATTTTTTCAGGACCTTTTACTGAAGATGATTTTGATACAGGTGCAGGAGAAATAAAAGTTGGTGATGTTGTTACTGGCTTAAAAGTATTTAGAAATGAATTATTTATATTCTGTCAAAGAAAAATTTATAAATTAACAGGTACTAGTTCTAGTAATTTTGCACTAGCTGAAGTTGCTAAAAACGTAGGTACGATAGCACACAACTCTATTCAAGAATTAGGTGGAGATTTAATATTTTTAGCAGCAGATGGTTTAAGAACAATTGCTGGAACAGAAAGAATTGGTGACGTAGAGTTAGGTACTATATCAAAACAAGTACAAGAAAGAATTAATCAAATTGGATACCATAACGTAACATCTACAGTAATTAGAAATAAATCTCAGTATAGATTATTCTATCCTACTGATGGTGGCTTAGAAGGTAGCTCTAAAGGTTTACTAGCTGTTATTAAATCTAACCCAAATACAGGTCAATTAGGATTTGAGTATGCTGATATAAAAGGTTTAAAAGTTTCTAGTTGTGATTCTGATTATATTAGTAATGTAGAAACTGTAGTACATGGTGGATATGATGGATACATATACTTACAAGAATCTGGAAATGTATTTACAACAGCAAATTCAACATCTGCTATTGATGCTACATACAGATCACCAGACATGACAATGGGTGATGCTGGAATTAGAAAATCTATGGAAAGAATAAATTTAAACTGGGAGCCTGAAGGTGTTGTAAGTTCTAGTTTATTTATAAAATATAATTATGACGACATAAATACTCCTCAACCAAGTTTAATAGCATTAGAATCATCTGGTAGTGGAGCTTATTTTGGAACAGGACTATTTGGTACAGCAGCTTACGGTCAAGGAGATTTACCTATAACTAGGGAATCAATAGAAGGATCAGGATTTGCTGTAGCATTAAAAATAACAGACACAAGTACAAACTCACCTTTTGCAATAAAAGGATTTCAATTAGAATTTACACCAGGGGGAAGAAGATAATGGGAGCAGCATATACAAGACAGAGTTCATCAGCTATTGTTGATGGGGGTGTTATTGAGGCATCAGACATAAATGCAGAATTTGATCAAGTTCTTGCTGCATTTGCTGTAACTTCAGGGCACACTCACGATGGTACAGCTGCAGAAGGTGGACCAATTACAAAATTATTAGGCACAGCAATCACTATTGGTGATGCTACAGCAGGCACAGATATTGCTGTAACATTCGATGGGGAAACAGCTGATGGTGTATTAACATGGATGGAAGATGAGGATTACTTTAAATTCTCTGATGAAGTCCTAATGAATAGTACGGAGAAACTATTATTTGGGGATACAGGAACATATATACATCAATCAGCAGATGGTGTATTAGATTTAGTATCAGATACTGAAATAGAAATTAATGCAACTACAATAGATATTAATGGTAATGTAGATGTATCAGGAACTTTAACAGTTGCTGGTGCAGTAGATTTTGGTGATGCAGCATTATCAAATGTAGGAGCAGTACAATTAGATTCAATTGCAGGTGATGGCGACACAAACACATCAATTACTTTTTCAGGATCAGATGTTATTACAGTAGCAACAGGTGGTTCTGGTAGATTAACAATTGGTGATGGTGCACTATCTCCAGTAACAAATAATCAAATAGATTTAGGTACAGCAAGTTTAGAATTTAAAGATGCATATTTTGATGGCACAGTAACTGCAGATGCTTTTGCAGGACCACTAACAGGTAATGTAACAGGTAATGCAAGTGGTACAGCAGCAACAGTAACAACTGCAGCACAATCAAATATTACATCATTGGGAACTTTAACAACTTTAACCGTTGATAATGTTATTACTAACGGTGCTACAATTGGACATACAAGTGATACAGATTTAATAACACTTGCTGATGGTGCAGTAACAGTTGCTGGGACTATTGGTTCTGGTGCAATAACTTCAACTGGTATTGTGACAGGTACAGCTTTTACTGCTGGTAGTGCTGTTCTTGCAGAAGCTG